AATCAACGGCATGGCTTCCTTCGCCGAGCAGGCGAAGACGGGCTCCGCCGGCATCGCGACCAGCATGAGCAACGCGGCAAACGCGGTTACCGTGCAGATAGCCAAGATAATCGACAAGATCAACGAGAACGGCGAGATAGCAGCTGGCTTCGATGCGATCAAGCAGGCTGTTACCGAGTTCGGCGGGGCTGCGGTCACCGCCGTCGGCTGGGTGAAGGACAACTTCGGCACGATCGCGCCGATCGTTGCGGCGGTCGGTGCGGCTTTCACCGCCCTGCAGATCGTCCCAGCCATAATGCCAGCCGTCGGCGCGGTCAAGTCGCTTGTCGCGGTGATACGCAGCGTCGGCGCGGCCTCCGTCGCGATCAAGGTGCTCGGCTCCGCTGTTGCGGCGGTCGGCGGCCCCGTAACCATCGTGATAGCCGCCATCGCGGCGCTTGTTGCCATCTTCGCCACCCTTTACGCCACGAACCAAGATTTCGCCAACGCCGTAAACGGCGCATGGGCGCAGATTCAGGCGGCTTTCACCGCGATACAGCCCTCTTTGCAAGCCCTGGGCGAGCAGTTTATGGCGCTTGGCGAGGCTATTATGCCAGCCCTTACGCAGATCGGGACGCTGATACTCGACCTTGCAACAACGCTGATCGGCACCCTTGCCCCAGTGATCCAGCAGATCGTTGAGGCCGTGACCGCCGCAATGCCCACCATTACGGCGGCTATCCAGTTCGTCGCCAACGTGTTGGCGGTGATCATCGGCGTTGTTGTGCAAGTGGTTTCCGCATTCGTCAGCTTTGGGCAGACGCTTGTTTCCGCAGCGCAGAGCGCCGCCGATTTCGTCGCAAACGTCGGCTCATTCCTAAGCGGGCTTCCTGGCGTTATATGGAGCTTCCTGACGGGCGCGCTTGGCAACGTGGCTAACTTCGTGGGGCAGATGGCTAGCAACGCCGCTAGCGCTGGCTCCCAGTTCGTCAGCAACATCGGCAGCGCCATCTCCGCGGCCCCTGGGCGCATCTGGGGCGTTTTGAGCAGCGCGATCGGCCAGGCGGCGAGCTTCGTCGGGCAGATGGCCTCCAAGGCTTCGCAGGCGGGCCAGCAGTTCGCAAGCAACATCATCAACACGCTCTCCGGCATTCCTGGGCGCGTCGCCTCCATCGGCGGGCAGATAGTGAGCGGCATCGCAAACGGCATACGCGGCGCTGCTGGTGCGGTTGTGTCTGCGCTTGGCGGCGTTGTCAACCAAGCCGTCGAGCACGCTAAGAGCATGCTGGGCATCCACTCGCCCTCGCGCGTAATGCGCGACCTGATCGGCAAGAACATCGCGCGCGGCGTTGCCGTGGGCATCGAGGACGAGACGGCAACCGCGGTTGCCGCCGTGAGGGCCATGAGCGCCCAGGTGGTGGATGCTGGCAACGCCTCCATGGAGATACCGCCTATCGAGGTCCAGAAGGCCGTCGCCGTGATGGACTCCACCACGCAGGAATCGGTGTTCGGCGATTCCTTCATGCAGGGCGTGCAGGCGATCACCGAGCGCCTCGACCTCATCTACGCGAAGCTGGACGAGATCAAGCAGGCAATACAGGAAGACAGGGAGGTGCGGATCGACAAGCGCGAGTTCGCACGCCTGGTTAGGGAGGTATAGCACCGTGGCAATCGCTATAGCCTACGAGGCAGCCAATGGGGAGCGCTTGGAGTTCGGCGGCTCCGATGAGGCGCTTCATTACTTCGAAAACGAGCTGTTCAACGCAGAATGGGGCTACACGTCCAGCAACGGGCGCGTTGGAGCGTTCCACAAGGGCGTTGGGGAACTAAAATTCAAGGTGGGAATCGCAGCGGACACCGAAGCGGAGGGCTTGGCTCTTCGCGAACGGCTCATAGAGCTTACCGAGAGGGACGTTCTCAACGGCTCTATGGGGCGGCTGGTCATAAACGGCTGGTACCTTCCCTGTTTCGTGTACGGGCGCAGCTACGGCGAGTGGTGGCACGGCGGGCGCTTTCTAGAGTGCGAGCTTCTTATAGTGTGCGAGGGTCGCACATGGTACCGCGACAACTTCAAGCATTTCTATGCCAAAGATGAAGGCTCTAGCGGCTACGGGCTCAACCATCCGTATGACTTCCCGCACGATTACGGAACCTCTCCAAT